AAATTTCTGCTTCTCCAGCATCAAATGATGTTGTTGGATTACAGGATCTTTATTTGCAACTAGATATTAGTAATAGTACATTCGATACAGTAGTGGATAGTATATCCTCTGGTCTTGATCCATCAGCGTCTACTTACATTTCATCTTCTAGTTACGCTAATGGAGCACTTGTCCGTGAGACGGGTGATCTTGGTACGGTAAATACAGATGGGTTATCAACTAATGTCACTAACAGGACTATAGCAACAACCACTACTACAACCGCCACCAGTGCTACAGGAACAACAACCACCACGACAACTACTACCCCTTCATCCACTGGATCTACTGGAGGCGGTGGAAGTGCCTCTGGCGGAGGTCAATCTGGATCAAGCGGCGGATCTGGTTCATCCGGCGGCGGATCATCTTACTCTTACTAAGAACGTAAAATCATAAAATGGCAGAAAAGAGAATTCAGTTTAACAACGTAGTTCAGAATCAAGTTCCTGCGTATGTAAGGGAAGAGTTTCCTCGTGTTGTAGAGTTTTTAAAGCAATACTATATTGCTCAAGAGTATAAAGGTGGTCCTGTTGATTTAATTCAAAATATTGATCAATATTTAAAATTAAATGAATCAACTAATTTAACAGAATCTGTCATTTTAGGATCTGATATTGAAATTTCTGATTCTACTATTTCTGTTGATCTCACAAAGTCTCCAACAGGGACAATTGGATTTCCAGATTCTTATGGATTAATCAAAATTGATGATGAGATTATCTCATATACAGGCAAAACCTCATCATCATTTACTGGATGTATAAGAGGTTTCGTTGGAGTTTCTTCTTATAGGGACAAGACAAAACCAGAACAACTTGTATTTGAAGAATCAGAAGCAGATTCTCATGTTGATGGTGCGACTGTAACAAACTTAAGTGTTCTGTTTTTAAAAGAATTCCTTACAAAAGTAAAATATCAATTAACACCTGGATTTAATAATAGAACTTTTACTGAAGATCTTAATCAAAACGTCTTTATTAAACAGTCAAAGGATTTTTATCTTAGCAAAGGAACAGATAGATCTTTTGAGATTTTATTCAAAGCACTCTATAATGAAGATGTAACAATAGTAAGACCAAGAGATTTTCTTCTTACGCCATCTAACGCTGATTACAGAATCGTTAACGATATCGTTGTCGAACCTGTAGAGGGAGATCCTGCTAATCTTCAAGAAGCTGTCTTGAGACAAGATGCATACAAAGATATATTCACAAAAGCATATGCTCCTATCACCGCAGTCGAGAAGGTAAACGTTGGCACAGGAGAAACCTATTACAAATTAAGTATTGACTCTGGATACTCTAGAGACATTGGCGTTGATGGTGCTTTGTATGGTCAATTCTTTGCCCATCCAAAAACAAAAGTCATTGGGCAAGTCGCTGCTGGTTCAACAATCATCGATGTTGATTCTACAGTCGGATTCCCTACTGGTGGAGAGTTGTATGTAAATTACACAAACCAAACTGTTGGGGTTGTATCCTTTAAATCAAAATCATTAACGCAATTCTACGATTGCTCAAACATCACTTTGACAATCTCTGATAAGTCTAATATTGGTATTAACACTTATGCGTATGGAGCATCTTTCCTAGATCAAGATGAAGAAATTAAAGTCAGAGTAAATCATGTATTGAGTAATCTGTCTGTTGATAATACAAGATATCTGGCAAAAGATGACAAATTAAAGATCAAAACTTTAGGATCTAATGCAACAGATGCTGTCTCAAAGAATTGGTTATATAATGTTTCTTCTGTATATGAGGTAAAGAGTTTAGAATTAATTGATTTATCTGACCTTACATATTCAATAGTTTTAAAAACGGATCACTATTTTAAAGTCGGTGATACTATTACAGTTATTGAAGGTGGATCCGAAAAAGGATCTACAATTATTTCTATTACTGCTGCTGACACAATTACTATCAGAGGACAGGGGCAATTAAATACAAACGCTTCTTTTACGATCAGAAGGAATATTCTCAAAGGGAATTCTGAGGTATTAAAGTCTGCAAATAATTATTCTGCCAACATTCAAAATGTGTATGTTAGTTCTATTCAATCTAGAACAAAGCAGGAAAAACTTTTAGTTTCATCACCATCTATTCCTTTTTATAATGCTCAACCCATAGAAACAACAGATGGTTCTATTACTTTCTCCGGTACATTTACTGCGGATGAAACTCAATTACAAATAACCTCAGTTACTGATCATGGTTTCTATAGTGGAGATGCTGTTTATTATCTACCAGAAAAAACATCTGAGAAGTTTATTAACGAATCAGGAGAGGTGGATGAAAGAACTGTTGTAAGTTCCTCTATCCTTACTGAAGGTCTTTATTTTATAAAGAGAGTTAGTTCTACAACAATTCAACTTGCGAAGAGTAGAACTGATATCTACAATTCCACATTTGTTTCTCCAATTGCCGATGCAACAGTAACCAATAATGTCATTAAAAGATATGATCTGAGAGACAGATCTCTTGAATCTCAAAAATTATTAAGAGAGGTTAAAACACCCAATATCGATGGAACTGTTCACCCAACTGAACCTGGTTTTACCGGAGTTTTAGTTAATGGTGTCGAAATCTCAAATTACAAGTCAAATGATTTAGTATATTATGGAAAGATTAATGACATTGAAGTTCTCGCTCCAGGTAGTGGATATGATCTTATTACTCCACCTCTACTCAGCATATCAGACACGGTAGGAACAGCTGCGACCGGTTATGTCGCAGTATCAGGAGAACTTGAAGAAATAAGAGTTATTGATGTTGGATTTGATTATGAAGCACCTCCAGTCGTAAAAATTACTGGTGGAAATGGAACTGGTGCCGTAGCATTGGTGAACATGAAACGAATAACTCATGAAATTTCATTTAATTCACAAATTGAAAGTGGTGAGGTTTCTATTGGAGCAACTTTATCTACAATCGGAATTGGAACATATCATAAATTCAGAAATGCTGAAAGGGTAATTTATGATCCCGATGGTCAAAGAGCAATTAGTGGTCTGACAACGAATAGTGAGTATTTTGTTTCTGTTGTTGATAACACCACATTCAAACTTCACCCAACTCAAAATGATGCGATTGTTGGTATCAATACAGTTGAGTTTGGTATTCATGGACTTGGAAAACAAAAAATTAAGTCTTATAATAAAAAATTAGTTCTTTCATCCATTACCGTCAATAATAATGGATCTGGATATCAGAACAAGCAAAGAACTGTTACTGCTGCAGGAATCAATACAGCATCTAACCAGATTACAATCACAAGTCATGATTATCAGTCTGGAGAAATTTTAAAATATACTGCTGGTGATACTATCATTGGTGGATTAGTAAGTGAAACTGAATACTACGCGACTAAGGTAGATGATAACAACTTTAGACTTTCTAGAGTTGGACTTGGTTCTACGAATAAAGATTACTACTATCAAACAAAACAGTATCTTGATTTTTCCTCTACTGGATCAGGAACACACTCATTTAACTACCAAGACATTACTGTTTCTGTAGAAGGAAAGATTGGTATCTCTTCCATTGGGTCAGAGACTTTTGAAGCACAAATTCAACCAATTTTTAGAGGAAGTGTAACCTCGGTTCATCTTTCAAATCAGGGTGTTGGTTATGGATCTTCTGAAATTGTTAATTTCAATAGACCACCAACTGTAAGATTAGTATCTGGGAAAAATGCCCAGTTGTCACCAATTATTTCAAATGGTGCGATCACAGATGTTATCATCTTGAATGGGGGAGATTTATATAACTCCTCTCCAGATATAACTGTGACGGGTGATGGAATCGGAGCAGTTCTTACTCCCATTCTTTCTGATGGTATATTAACCTCAGTCAAAGTAGTTTCTGGTGGAGCTGGTTACACCAATGCTCAGACTTCAATAACAGTTAATTTTCCAGGAGCAGGAGCAGAACTATCTGCAAATCTTCAAAACTGGAGAACCAATTTATTCCAGAAACATTTTGATGGATATACTAATGATGATGGTTTTATTAGACTTGGTGTTAACAATAATTATGGATCACAATATTCTCATTTATACGCACCAAGAAGTTTAAGAAAAGCATTAAATGGAGTTGATCAAACTGGAAAAATTCTCTATGGAAACGCTGACTTAAAAATTGCTAACAATGTAGAAATTGAATCTTCTGACCACTCTCCAATTATTGGATGGGCGTATGATGGACACCCAATCTACGGACCATATGGATATGTAACCAGATCTGGTGGTGTTGTTACTCAGATGAAATCTGGTTATAAACTCGACTTAAAAACCAATAGACCACCAACATCAGAGTTCCCAGAAGGATTTTTTGTTGAAGACTACAATCATCAAAATCTCTCTGATGAAACTGTTCTTGATGAGAACAATGGCAGATTCTGCGTTACTCCAGAATATCCAAAAGGAACGTATGCTTACTTTGCCACTATTAATACACTAACTGTTGATTCTGCTGGACCTTTCTTAAATTTCAAGAGACCAGTATTTCCATACCTTGTTGGAGCAAACTTTAAGGGAGTTCCTAATAAATTTAATTTTGATCCTGGATCAAATCAAGATCTATTTGATTTGAATTCTACAGATTATTTTAGAAATGTAGCTCCATACAATTTAATTCCAGGGAATAACAAATATGAATATCTTTCTCTACCTAATGATTTAAATCAAAATGTTGATATTACATCTGTAAGTCCAGGTGTTCTTGAAAATGTTGGTATTATTACTGGTGGTAATAATTATAAAGTTAATGATATTATCGAATTTGATAATACTCAAACTGGTGGAAATGGAGCATACGCAAGAGTCAGTAGAATCAGTGGAAAACCAGTTACTAGTGTAAGTTTTGCCACCAGTTCTATTACTGGTGTGGAATTTTCTCCAATTGGAAATAAAGGAGCATATGTTGCTTTCTCTACAAATCCACATGCATTTGAGAATAATAACACTCTGACTATTTCTGGTTTATCAACAACTTCATCTCTCTTGGAGGGATCATATAAGGTTGGTATTTCTAGTAACATCCTGAGACTCGCTGGAGTGGGGACTACCTCATCTGGTATTGGAACTGATGGTGTAACTGGAATTGTTACTTATCTCTCAGTAACTGGAGATATTTCTTATCCTACCATTGCCGAGAATGATATTCTTGGTATTGGAACAGAAAAAGTTAAGGTTCTGAATGTTGAACCAAGACTTTCTAGAATTAGAGTTATCCGTGCTGTTGACGGCACGGTTGCTGTTGCTCATACCGTAACAACAAAGATTTATGAGAATCCCAGAAAACTAACAATTAATTCTGGATTCAAGACTGATTATGAATACAGAAGAAATAAACAAATCTATTTTAACCCAAGTGAAATCGTAGGTCTCGGAACAATCGCTGGAGTTGGCATTGGATCCACATTGTCCTTCTCTAATCCAGGGACTGGAATTAGTGAGAGATTTATTCAAACCAAAGCACTGTATATTCCAAATCATGAATTAAAAACAGGAGATCAAGTTACATATTCTCCAGGGAATGGAAGTGGTTTGGTTTACATTGAAAATAGTGTAGCGACTGCTAAAACCCTTTCTGATGGACAAAACTTATTCGTTGCTAGAATCACAGATAGTTTGATTGGTCTGGCAACAGTTCGTGTTGCGTTAGGCAGCACTGGAAACTTTGTTGGCATAGGAACCACCACAACCTCCTCTAGCACTTTGTTCTTTAGTGGCATTGGAACAGGATCATATCATAGCCTCAAGACCAAGCACATCTCCATCACTGGAGAACTCCGAAGATATGAAGTAACAGTTGCTGTAGCAGAGTCTCATGGTATTGCTGGAGAACATGTTGTCTTTATGGATGTAAATCCATCTCTAACAACATCATTCACTGTTAAGTATAATGACTTCAACAGAAGAGTTCTCATTGATCCTAAAGACTTTACCGCTGCTGGTGTTAGTACCACGACCAATGCGATTACTATTGTAGATCATGGTTATGTCACTGGTCAAAAAGTCCTTCACACTGCCACTGCCGTCGCAGAAGGACTTACGAACAATGAGATGTATAACATTGTTCGTATTGACAACAATACATTCAAACTGTCAGAGGATTACTTTGATTCCACACAACTTAAACCAGCGATCGTTGGTATCACTAGTTCCTCTGCAGGAACTCTGTCTCTGATCAATCCTCAACTTTCTGTATATAGAGATTCTACAGTTGAGTTTGATGTAACAGATTCCTCACTGGCATATGTTAAGCAGGCATCTTCTTATTCTGCCTTTGAACTTAATTTTTATCGCGATAAGACTTTCACTCAAATTTATGATAAAAATGAATCTAGTTCTACATTTGATGTTGTTAGAACCGGAACTGTTGGTATAACCACTGATGCGAAGGTTACTTTAAAAGTTAATAAAGATACTCCAGACACCCTTTACTATCGTCTTGATGCTGTTTATGAGAGTGATGTCCCAGTAGAAAAACAAGAAATCATTTCGGACAGTGATGTAATCTCTAACAATGAAATTGATGTTCGTTCTAGTGTTTACAGTGGAGTCTTCCCTCTAGGACTTGGTGGAACAAACACTTTCACCTACACCGTAACAGAGACCCCTGAGAAAGCATCTTATATTTCTTCCACATCCAGTCTTTCTTATGAAACAAATTGCACTCACTCTTACGGACCAATCGCTCAGGTTCTCATAGAGAATGGTGGTAAGAATTATTATTCTCTCCCAGGATTCTCAACAGTAACTGCCGGTCTTCCAGGAAGTCAGATTGGAACCACTGGAATCGGAACTGGCGCAATCTTAGAAACATCTAGTTCTTCTATTGGAAATATCAAAAATATTAGAATTGAAGATATTGGATTTAATTTTCAGGTAGATAAGACTATTCGTCCAAGTGTCTATCTTCCACAAATTATAAAGGTTGACTCTCTCGCTTCCTTTGATTCTATTGCCATTACATCAACAGGTAAGGGATATATTGGAGCACCTAAGATTTTGGCGTTTGATGGAAAGACTAATGAGCGTATTTCTGATGTAGACTTACAATATAATCTTGGAGATGGTCAACTTACCATTCTCAAGAATACTTTTGGAATGAATAATACCGCTCCAAAATTCATTCCTGTTCAGAACTCAAATGGAGTTGGAATTAGCACGATCGCATATAATTCCAATACCATGGATGCAACAGTTACTTTGGCTGTTGGATTCTCCACCATCAACTCCTTCCCATTCTCCGTTAATGATGAAGTATTGGTAGAGGGTGTTAGTGTTGGTGTTGGATCAACTGGAAAAGGATTTAATACAGAAAACTATAACTATAATCTCTTTACTATTAAATCAGTAACGGAGAATCTTGGTGGTATTGGAACAGTTTCCTTTAGTTTAGAAGGTTTCGTAAAGAGTGGAGAATCTGTTGGTGACTTTAACGCTGCTAATTCCACTGGTAGAATTGTAGCATCGAAAAACTTCCCAATTTTTGTACCAACACTTAAAAAGATTGGTTTCTCTAAAGGTGAAACTGTAAAGTCAGACTCTGCCACTGGAACTGTTCTTGGTTGGGATGAAAAAAATGGATTTATCAGAGTGTCTTCTACTGATGATTTTGTCGCTGGTGATCTTATCGTTGGACAATCATCCAAGTCGCAAGGTGTCGCATCTTCAGTATCTTACTTTGAATCATCTTTAAATGTTAATACACTTTCTAAAGTATCCAAAGGATGGCAAACAAACTCAGGATATTTGAATGATAATCTACAGAGAGTACAGGATAGTTTCTATTATCAAAACTTCTCATATTCTTTAAGATCAAAAGTTGATTATGATACTTGGAATGATGCGGTTGGATCTCTCAATCATACCTTAGGATTTAGAAAATTCTCTGATTATCAGATGGAATCCAAGTTACCAGAGGGTTCCAGAAATGCCATGGTTGTTGGTGTATCGACGGATTTGACTTCAGTTAATACCGTCAACACGATTGAAAGATTTATTGATCTTAATTGTGTTAATGATTTTGATCTTGTCAAAGAAAACTCCAGATCTCAGACAAGCATTGTTTCTGATCAAATAACCTTCGTTAGTAGAATTCTTACCGACTTCTCAGAATCCGTTGGTAACAGAGTTCTGTCCATTGATGATATTAGTAGCACATTTAATAGTAACCCTAGACCAACTGCTTTCAGTATCTCAAATAGTTTTGATACCACAGAAGTCAGGGCACAAAAGTATATCACATATGTAAAGGATAGAAGATTTACTGCTCAACGTCAGTTGATGATTGTTGATCTTCTCCATGATGGTGCATTTGGTTACATAAACCAATATGGTCGTGTTGAAACAACCTATGATCAAGGAACTTTTGACTTTACTATCTCTGGCACAACAGGACAACTTCAGTTCTTCCCAGAGAAGTCCTCGGTCAATGATTATGATATTACAGTTCTTTCTTATAACCTTGATGATAATCTTCTTGGAGTAGGAACAACTGGAATAGGTCCTGTTTTAATTGACACCAAGAGTGTTGTTCTTAGTGCGGGATCAACATCAAGTCTTGTTTCAATTGCTAAGACTTATAGTTCTGTCAAGTTGATGGTGGAAATTACCCCAGATATTAACAGAACTGAATTTGCATATGACAACATCAATATCGTACAGGATGGTACAAATGTTTCTGTTCTCCAATATGGAGATTTGACAACCACTCTTGGTGGAGGTGCTTATGTTGGATACGGAACTTATCATGCATATATTAGTGGTGACTCATTAAAAGTTGATTATATTCCAGGTTCTGATGTTGGTGTAGGAACAACTGGTGTTCTCAACGCAATGGTGATTGGTGTTGGTAATAGTGAAACCACTGGTATTGGAACATATGATCTGAATCATGCCAGACTTGAGGGTAGAAATACCACTATTTCATCCTCTGGATCTCCTACTGAAAATGTAATTGGAAGTTACAATAGCGGCGAATATGATGTTGCTCACTTTATTGTTCAAGTAACAGATGTCACCAATAATCAATATGCCCTATCCGAAGTCCTTGTGGTAGACAACTATCTCTCTGATGATGCTTCGGGTGATACTTTTGATACTGAGTTTGGTGTTATTGAAACCAATGCTGGACTTGGAACAATCGGTACAAGACTCACTGGTGCTGCTGTTGGGGTTGCTGCAACTGTAGAGTTGGTATTTACACCACCCGCAAGTGTTGCTGCTCAAGCGAAAGTCTTCATGGTTGCTCTGAGACACGCAGATGATGATAAGAGTGAAATTGATTTTACCAATGGATCTATCGAAACTCGCTTTACACAGTATCAAGGAACTGATAGAGATGTTTTGAGAGCATTTGAACTGAAGCATAGAACTGATCCAATCTTTGAGAGATACTTCCTTGGATCTGACTCTAGTATCATTAGCGTTGCTGACAATACTATTAGAATTCCAAACCACTTCTTTGTTAGTGGAGAGCAACTTACCTATGTTCATGCAGGTGCTGCATCAACACAAGCGATCGGAATTACTTCTGCTTCATTCGTTGGTATTGGCACCACTGATAAAGTTCCAGGAACTATCTTTGCTGTTAAGGTTGACGACGATAAGATCAAACTGGCATCCACCGCAGAGAACGCTCTGAAGGGAACACCAGTGGTTCTGGACTTCACTAGCGTTGGTATTGGAACATCCCATAGATTTGTATCGACAAATCAAAATGCAAAAGGTATTATCGCTATTGATAATGTTATTCAGTCTCCTATCGTATCAACTTCACTTACAACTCACCTCGCAAAAACCGCGACAACTAGTGATGATACAATTCGTGTCAGCACTGGTATTAACTCAATCTTTGGTGGAGATCTTCTCAAGATCGAAAATGAGATCGTTAAAGTTACTGGTGTCGGTATTGGTTCAACAAATACTATTTCTGTTAACAGGCAATGGTTGGGAACAACTCTCGTTGGACATACAACCGATAGTCTTGTCACAAAGGTTGTAGGAAACTATAACATTGTCGATAACATTCTCAACTTTGTTGATCCTCCAGTTGGACAGACTCCGCTCGGAACATCAACAAATCCACCTGATGAGAGAGATTGGACAGGAATCGCAACTGGATCTTCGTTCCAAGGAAGGATCTTCTTGAGATCTGGTGTTCAGGATACAACAAATGAGACTTACTATAAGAACAGAGTTCTTGATGATGTTTCTGCGACCTTCAATGGGACCAATAAATCATTTACTCTTCTGAGTGGTGGTGAAAATGTTACTGGAGTTTCGACAGAAAACGCAGTTATTCTCGTTAATGATGTATTCCAAGGTCCTGGTGCTACCAGTGATTATACGATTGAAGAAGCATCTGGAATTAGTTCTGTCACATTCGCAGGAACTGCTACTTCAGTTTCTTATGATGTCAACAGTTCTAACCTACCTGTTGGTGGTGTTATCGTATCTGTTGGTATGACAGATAGGGGACTTGGATTCCAACCTTTGATTTCCGCAGGAGGAACCGCTGTCATCTCAGGTCTTGGAACAGTTTCCTCTATCAGTGTTGCAAATACTGGATCTGGATATAGAGCATCTAGCACTTATGAAATTGCTGTTGATACATCAGCTGCTGTTGGTGTTGGATCAACTGTCATCTATCTTGAGAATACTAATAGCGTATTCAGTCTTCTGAGTCTTCTTAACACAGGAACTAACTGCAGTGTCGGTGTTGGAACATTCATTGGAATCGGTAGTGTAATCGCATCTGTCGGATCTACTTTTGTTCGCATTGGAACTGGAGCAACTAGCATCCATGAAATTCCCTCTGGAACACAGGCAGTTGTCAAGATTAGTGATCCTCAAATTGGCATTGCGAATGTTAGTGTTGCCACCAGCACAGTGGGAGTTGGAACATTTACCCATGTTGGTTACTCTACGATTATTGCTGGCAGTATTTCGACTACAGTAACAATCACAAATGCTGGGTCTGGATACACCACATCAACTCCTCCTTATGTTGTAGTTGATGATCCATTGTCCTACTCTAACATTGGTCTTGAATATGCCACTGTTTCCAGTGGAGTTGGAACCAATGCCAAGATTGATGTTGTTGTTGGTCAAGGTTCTAGTATCATTGACTTTACAATTTCTAATACTGGATATGGATATGTACCTGGAGATGTTCTGACGGTTCCAATTGGGGGACTAACAGGAATCCCAACTACATCTTCCTATCGTGAGATGTTACTTGATGTCAAGAAAACGTTCACTGATGAGTTCAGCGCATGGACTCTAGGTACATTACAAGTCTTGGATAATTTGGATGACTTGTTTGATGGAGACACTGTAGTCTTCTCACTGAGACAGTCTGGATCTCTTGTTTCAATTAGAGCAGCAAAAGGTTCTAAGATTAATGTCCAGGACGTTCTGCTCGTATTCATCAATGACACATTACAAGTTCCTGGTGAGGGATACATCTTTAATGGAGGTTCTACATTAACATTTACCGAAGCACCTAAGGTTGGTGACACTTCTAAAATTATTTTCTATAAGGGAACTGGTGATGTTGATGTTCTTGATAGAGATATTATTCCTCCAGTAAAAGTTGGAGACACACTGCAGATTAAGTCTGATACTCAATATCTCACTGAAGATCCAAGATCTGTTAATATCATTAATTCTACTGATATTGTTACTACAAATCCATATTATGGACCTGGAAACACCAACGATGAAAATCTGGAAAGACCGGTTATCCTGTGTCGCCAAACAGAAGATATTATTCTTGATGAAAAAGTTGTAGGAAAGGATAGGGAATTGTATGAACCAGGAATTCAACCAACTGCTTATCTTATCAAGTCTGTTGGTATCGGTTCTACTGTGGTTTATGTTGATAATCTCAGACCATTCTTTAATTCACAAATCGAAAATGATACAGTCCTCACATTCCAAGATAAAGTAACATTTGTTTCACAGGATACAAAAACTGCTGCTGCAGCAACAGCGATTGTATCTGGACTTGGAACTATTTCTTCAATCTCTATATCCTCTGGTGGTGCTGGTTACTCTACTGCCCCAACAGTTAGTATTGGTAATACTGCTCAGGCAGTTGGTCTTGGAACCACTGCCACTGCAACAGCATCTATAACCGCAGGCGTTGTTACTTCTATTACTTTATCAAATGCTGGAACTGGATATACAAATACAAATATTCCACAAGTTCTTATTGCTCCTCCTGCGTGTCCAGTAGAAACAAATAGTGTTTCTTCATTCTCTGGAGATAATGGAATCGTTGTTGGATTTGGAACGACAACTTCTGGATCTGATCTGCAGATTGTTCTTGACCTTCATGTCCCTAGTGGATCATTCATGAGAGATGGTTCTCTCGTTGGAACTGCTGTAACTCTCAGTGGTGTTGCTGTAAATGATTACTTCATGATATTTAATTCTAATATTGGAGTTGGATCTACTTCTATCACATCTAAAGATGTTGGCGGAAACACGATCGGAATTGGAACAAGTTTTGTTGATAATGTTTATCAAGTAGCATCTGTATCTAATGTAGAGTCAACCATCACTGGAATTGGCACAACCATCGTTAGAAGAGTTCAGGTAACTGTAACTGGATTTGGAAATACAACTGGATCCGCATACACTACATCAAATTATATGGGCGACTACAGTTGGGGTAAAATCCAACTTGCAGGTAGAAATGAAAGTAATACATTCAGTTTCTACGGAGAAGATGGTGTTGGTGGTATTTCTACTTCCGCACTGGTTAGAAGAACCAATCCTCTAAAATTCTCCAATTATATAGTCTAAATATCTTTGATGTGTTTCAACACCACCAACACCACCAATAAATAAGTAAAAAGTCTCCTTCAAATGGCTGCTATTATAACTGATCAGATCAGGATATTAAATGCGAAGAATTTTGTTTCTGACGTAGGTATCAATACATATTATTCTTTCATTGGATTGCCTAATCCTGCTGATTATCAATCGGATTGGAATAATTCCCCTCCATCACCGAAAGATAATTTTGATCAAGAGAATGATTATTGGGATACAATGATCGCTCTCAAAAAAATCACTACAACTGATATAAGGCAAGTTGTACCCAAGACCTCTTGGTCATCTGGTACTACTTATGATTTTTATCGTCATGATTATAGCAGAACAAACACTGCGAAGGTGTCTGGTGCAACTAACTTATATTCTGCCACTTATTTTGTAATTAATTCCGAATATCAAGTTTATATCTGTCTGCAGAATGGAACTGAGCCAGACAACCCAAATGGTCGTCCTTCTCTTGACGAACCAACCTTTACAGATCTAGAACCAAGATCTGCTGGAACGAGTGGTGATGGTTATATTTGGAAGTATCTTTTTAGAATCAAACCAAGTGAAATTGTAAAGTTTGAGACAACAGATTTTATTCCCGTTCCCTCTGACTGGACGACTGGAACAGATAATGCTCCAGTTAGAGACAATGCTGTTGATGGATCTATCAAGATTGTAACAATTACTGATCGTGGTGTTGGACTGGGAACTGCAAACAGAACTTATAGCAATGTTCCAATTAAAGGAGACGGAACAGGTGCTACTTGTACGATTGTTGTTAACAATGATCAAAAAGTAGATTCAATAACCGTTTCAAACCAAGGTTCTGGATATACTTACGGCAACATTGATTTAGTTGGAGGTAGTGTTCCCACTGGAACTTCAAGACCAAGATTTGATGTAATTATGACACCTCAGGGTGGTCATGGTGCTGACATTTATAGAGAACTCGGTGCATATAATGTTCTCCTATATTCTAGAATTGAAAACGATAATGAAAACCCAGATTTCATTACTGGAAACCAAGTTGCCAGAATTGGAATCGTTCAGAATCCAGAAGAGAGTGTAGGAACTATCTTATCGTCAGATAAAGCAAGTGCTGTTCCTGCTTTAAGACTTGTTGGGGCAGGATATAGTTCAGCATCTTTCACTGCCGATTCTTATGTAACCCAAACTGTTTCTACTGGAACTACTGCTGTAGGTCGAGTAATTAACTATGATCAAACTACAGGTGTTTTAAAGTATTGGCAAGATAGATCAGTATCTGGATTTAATACAGTCGGAACTGCTCAAACACAACCAACATATGGATTTGATTTGACGGAATTTACTTCCGCTCCATCTACCGGTGGAAGTCTGACAATTGTTCCATCCACAGGATCAAACTTGGCGATTGATACCTCTTTCACGGGTGTCAGCACTGTAATAAATAATAGGACATATTACCTTGGTCAAACATTTACTAGTGGTGTTGCTGAACCAGAAGTTAGACAACATTCTGGAAACATCATTTACGTAGATAACAGACCTTCGATTACCAGGTCATCGAACCAAAAAGAAGATATCAAAGTCATTTTGCAGTTCTAACGGATTATGCCACAGCAAACGAACCTTAACGTAGCGCCATATTTTGACGATTTTGACGCGAATAATGACTTTCATAAAGTGTTGTTTAAGCCTGGATATCCTGTCCAGGCTAGAGAATTAACAACACTTCAATCTATCTTACAAAATCAAATTGAAAAGTTTGGCAAACACTTCTTTAAAGAGGGTGCCAAGGTAATCCCCGGAAATACTGGATATAGTCAATATTACTATGGTATTCAATTAGTTAATAATTTTAATGGAGTTCCTGTTGAAGCATATGCAGATCAACTTATAGGAACTAAAATCACTGGACAGACTTCTGGTGTAACGGCATTTGTAGATTCTGTTCTTGCCCCAAGTGACTCTGAAAGAGGGAATCTTACTCTTTACATCAATTACTTATCATCCAACACCACAAATAATGCAACTCAAACATTCTCTGATGGAGAATCTTTGACATGTGATACCACAATTACTTCAGGACTTCTTGGTAATACTACTATTGAGATTGGAGCTCCTTTTGCTAATACTTTACCAGCAACTGCAGCAGTCACTGGGTCTTCTTTCCAAATCCAAGATGGTGTTTATTTTATAAGAGGTCAGTTTGTAAATGTACAGACAGAAAATCTTGTTCTAGATCAATACAGCCCTACTCCTTCTTATAGAGTTGGATTATTGATTACAGAAGAAATCATCACTGCAGATCTTGATGAGACACTGAACGATAATTCACAGGGATTTAATAACTATGCTGCTCCGGGAGCAGATAGATTAAAAATTAGTGCCAGATTATCAAAAAAACCAAATGTAGATTTTCAAGACGATAATTTTGTTGAACTTGCGACTATTTCTGATGGAGTTTTAAGATCTCAAGTAAGAAACACCGATTACTCCTTTGATTTCATGGACATCCTCGCAAGGAGGACGTTTGCCGAATCTGGAAATTATACAGTTAAAGATTTTGATATTAGCGTTGAAAATGCTTTAAACAATAACGTTGGAAATAGAGGTTTATTCCAAGCAGGACAATTTACACCTACAGGAACACCAGCAACTGATGCCATTGGTCTTTACAGGGTTGGACCCGGTAGAGCATTTGTCAAAGGTTATGAAGTAGAAACTGTAGGACCCACTTTCCTTGATTTTGAAAAACCAAGAACTACCAAAACGATTGAAGATCAATCAATCATTTATAATACTGGACCAACCATTAGAGTCAATAACGCTTATGGTGTTCCAAAGGTTGGTCTTGGCAACACATTCACAGTAAGTTTGAGAGATACCAGAATTGGTTCTGCCTCTACGATTGCTGCTGGTACAGAAATTGGTCTTGCTCGTGTATATGATTATGCTTTAGAGTCTGGATCTTATAATTCCACAAATGCTGCGATCAATGAGTGGGATGTTTCTCTCTTTGATATTCAATCATTTACCACAGTGACTCTGAATGAGAATCACACTTTGAGCGTCCCAACCTTTGTTAAAGGTCTTCAAACTGGAGCAACTGCTTTCTTGAGAAGTGCTGTAAGCGCATCTAAGTCACTTACACTTTATGAAGTAGAGGGTCAGTTTAATGAGTTTGAACCACTAGCGTTCAATGGGGTTGATAGTGGATATGTTGGCGTAGCAATTACTAATTTTGGCATATCAGATGTTAAGTCTGTTCATGGAGTTGTTGGTGCAGGATACACGTTTAATGCTGATGTTATACAAGCACCCAAAACTTTAGTTGGTGTTGCAACAATTACTACTACATCTGGTGCTGCTGGAATTAGTACGGTAAGAAGCACTAATCCACGATTCCCAGCAGATATCAAACTGAATAATTTAGTTCGTTATTCTGATGTCAACAGAACTGGAAATACTAATAGTGATCCTGCTTTTGCAAGAGTTGTTTCTGTCGGATCATCTCATATCACAATCACTGGTGTTACAACAGTAACCGGTGTTGCAATTGGTGGAACTGTAGCAACTCAAATTGATGTACAGGACTTCACTGTTCTTACAACCAAATTACAATCATCTAGTGACAATACTCTTTATACTCGTTTACCAAAAGGCAACGTTGCAACAGTAGATCTGACCAGTGCTAATATCACTATCAGAAAAGAATTCACTGTCAATATTGCCAGTAATCAACTTTCGTCAAATGTTTCTGCTGGAGAAAATGAAACTTTCTTGCCTTTTGACGAAGAAAGATATGCTCTTGTAAGATCAGATGGAACAACAGAAACTCTCACTTCAGATCGTCTTGTATTCTCTGAAGGTGGCACAAGACTTCAAATTAAAAATCTAGGATCTAATAATACTGGTGCAACTTTAATCACAACTCTTAAAAAAGAAAAACCAAAGGCAAAGGTTAAAGTTAGAAATAGAGTTAGTAGTGTAGTTGTTGATAAGTCAAAACTCACCGCATCTGGAACTGGATCTACTACATTAAATGATGGACTTACCTATGGAGCATTCCCATTTGGAACAAGAGTTCAAGATGAAAGGATCTCTCTTAATGTACCAGATATTATCAATATCCATGGTATCTTTGAATCTGCTGATAATGACACGGCATCTTCACCAAAAGTAACTCTCACTAACCTCAACAGTTCATCAACGACAACATCGGAATTTACTCTTGGTGAGCAAATTGTAGGACAAAACAGTGGTGCTGTAGCAATTGTTGCTGAAAAATTATCTGATAGTCAGATTTCTTTCCTCTATAAAAATGATATTAATTTTAGAGAGGGAGAAAACATTGTTTCTGCAGAAACTGGCATTCAAGGAACAATCTCTGCTCTTGATTCTCCTAGTTTTGATATCTCTGCAAACTATATGTTTGTTGATGGACAGGAAGAGACTATTTACAACACTGGTTTCTTAAAGAGAAAAGCAGATTCTTTAGCACCGGCAAAACAATTAAAAGTATATTTCAGCAATGGAAGTTTCCAATCTACAGATGATGGAGATATTACCACAGTTGAGTCATATAATTCGTTTGACTATGCCTCAGAACTCCCTACTGTAAATGGAATTGCTGTTAGTGACATTATTGATATCAGACCTAGAGTTTCTGATTACACGGTATCTGCAGACTCCAGATCTCCTCTAGAGTTTTTGGGAAGATCCTTTGATGCCAGTGGAAACTCAGCAGCAAATGTTTTAGCTTCTGATGAGTCAATTCTTACTACATTCTCTTACTATCTTGGTAGAATTGATAGAATTTTCTTAACGAAAGAAGGAAAATTCCAAATCAAATATGGAGAACCTGCAGATAGACCAGTAAAACCGGGTCCCGTTGATGATGCTATTGAAATTGCAAGTATAACCCTTCCACCATACTTATACATCACTGCTCAAGCAAGTCTTACTTATCTAGAGCATAAGAGATTTACTATGAGCGACATTCGTCGCATTGAAAATAGAGTTAGAAATCTTGAGTATTACACAACTCTTTCATTGTTAGAAACTAACACTGCAAACTTGTTTGTTCCTGACAATGATGGTCTGAATAGATTTAAGTCAGGGTTCTTCGTTGATAACTTTACTGGATTCCAACCACAAGAACAATATAGTGAAATTAAAAACAGTATTGATCTTAAGAACAAAGAACTTAGACCAAAGCATTACACAACTTCAGTTGATTTAGTTTTTGGTCCTGTTGTTAATGCAGATGCTACTGCTGATTTGAATTTTACTTCAATTGAAGGAATCAATGTAAGAAAAGCAAACGATATTGTCACTCTTGACTATGCTGAGGTTGAGTGGTTATCACAAACTTTTGCCACTAGAGTTGAAAATGTAACTCCTTTCCTCGTCAGTTTCTGGCAGGGATCCATGGAGTTAACTCCATCATCTGATACTTGGGTTGATCAGTCAAGACTGGAAGCAAAGATTATCAATACTGAAGGTAATTATGCGGAAACTTTCAACGCTTCTGTAGAGGCGGGTCAAATTGATCCTCAAACTGGTTTTGGACCAGTTCTCTGGGACTCTTGGGAAACTAACTGGACAGGTGTTGATGTTATTAATACCACCAGAGAGAGAACCGAATCTCAAGGTGGAGAATGGGTTGGTTGGGCTGGACGACCAGGTGGTGGAAGAAGACCTGCTTTTGGCACAAGAACCACTACAACAATCAGAGAACAACTTCGTGAAACTGTTGAAACTGGTGTAGAAAGTAGATCTGGAACTTCTCTGGCAATTACTGAACAATTTGATCAAACATCTGTTGGTGATCGTGTTGTAAGTAGAGATCTTATTCCATTCATGAGATCTAGAAAT